ATTATATTTCATGAAGAATTATAGAAATTATATTTCATCTAAGAATTATAAATTTATATTTGATATAGAATTATAGAAATTATATTTCATCTAAGATTTCCAAATTTATATTTAATATAGAATTATAGAAATTATATTTCATGAAGAATTATAGAAATTATATTTCATCTAAGAATTATAAATTTATATTTCATCTAAGATTTCCAAATTTATATTTGATATAGAATTATAGAAATTATATTTCATCTAAGAATTATAAATTTATATTTGATATAGAATTATAGAAATTATATTTCATCTAAGATTTCCAAATTTATATTTGATATAGAATTATAGAAATTATATTTCATCTAAGATTTCCAAATTTATATTTCATGAAGAATTATAGAAATTATATTTCATCTAAGATTTCCAAATTTATATTGTATCTAAGATTTCCAAATTTATATTTCATCTAAGATTTCCAAATTTATATTTCATGAAGAATTATAGAAATTATATTTCATCAAGAATTATAGAAATTATATTTCATCTAAGATTTCCAAATTTATATTTCATCTAAGATTTCCAAATTTATATTGTATCTAAGATTTCCAAATTTATATTTCATCTAAGATTTCCAAATTTATATTTCATAGATAGCTCATGATGAATACCCATCAGGATTTAGAAATATCAAGTATATATAATTATAAATTATATATCTATTTAATTATAAATTATATATCTATTTAATAATATTTATTGATAAATATAATTTAGAATATAGTTTGTAGAAGTTCATCTTGATTCTTTGTAGCCATGATATATTTTCCGTTGATGATTATCTTGTTCTCGTTTGTCCCATAGGTTTTCGTTTCAGCATCCTTGATATATAATATCTTTACTTCATAGATATCTGATAAAAGTTCTAATATATTCTCATTTGATAGAGACGGATATTTCTGTTTTTCTTCATCTGAAATATATTTCTGTATCTCATTCCATGTTTTGTTTTCATATTCCCTTCTAAATGAAAATCTTGTATCATTTTGATATTCAGGTTCAACTGCTTTCAATACAGCTGAAAGGAAGAACTTATCGGATGGATAGATGCTTATTCCATACCATTCTTTATCATCAAAATTTTGATAAGAAATAATTTCTTCATTCTCCTTATCGACCAGAATCATTTTGAAACTCTTGAACATTTCAGAGAATGATTTCTCGTCCTTATTTAGAAATGGTTGTTCATTCGCACATTTCATTTCCATTGGCATAAAGTTCTTCCAATCTTCAAATAGTTCAGAAAGTTTAGGAGGAATCTCTTCTTGTTGTGAGACAATCGTAGAAGGAATATCTATCCATAATTTTCCTGTTTCGGGTTCATACTTCGTTTGCGCATCTAGAAACCGGAGACAATTATCTGTAGCGCATCTATCTTCAAATACTTTCTTGACTACATCTCCGTCTATAGTAAATATGAGCACTTCACCGCCGATTTCTAAATTCTGTTGAATTGTCTTTCTGAGTCCATCTCGTATCGGTCCATGGAAGAAAGAGAAAGATAACATCAATGATACTGTGGTTACTCTTTCCCCATATTTTCTTTGAATTGTTTCTGTAATTTTCTGATAGTCCTCTCCTCCTGTGGGAATGATGACAACCTTATTCATCATGGCTGATTTTTCCAATCTTTTTTCAAGTTCTTTGATATGAGATGGATTGGGTTCTACGGCGAATACAAGTTCGAAATCGGACCATTTCTTTATATCTCCTCCTCTACCTGAACCTATATCAAGAAGGACTTTATGGTTTCTGGATGGATGAGTATTTTTATATAAATCAAGTTTCAATTGATTATGATATGACCTCATCAGCTGAAATGAGTTCCCTATCAATGTCTCTGGATCGATTCCGGAAAATATTCCCTTCCATATATTGAGTGCGGAAAAGTAGCGATTGGGTGAGACTTTATCGTCTCTTATTCTTATGGGTGTAAGTAAATTCTTTGTTTCATCCCAGTAGAACTCTACAATTGTTCTATCTAATAAATTTTCTAAGATGGAATGATGAATATCTATTCTATCTCCCAACGGATGATTATCTGTTCCCACAAAAGGTCTCATTTGTCTCTCATTTGTTGTTGGGTCTATGTCAATGGCGTTGAGTATGATTTTCTTTTCTGTAGGTGTAGTCTGACGAATTTCTACGAGAAAGTCGATACTTCTCATGTCCTTTGGCTTCCATTTACAGATATCTGGATGGTGCTTGAGAGTTCTGGAATAGATGGGGACTATATTTTTAGAATTTTCATCATATGGATTGTATTCGCTATTTATGGGAATGAACATGAATCCGTCTTGATTATAATTGAGTAAATTTTGGTCTTCAAACATAGACTTCATTACTTCAAAGAATTTATCTACATTTGGGATGATTTTGGAATGTTTGACCCTGATATCTATAGTTTGATTCAAGGCATTGGAATCTATTCTTGTTCTTGTAAATGATAAGGCATGTTGGATTCTTTTCATATAATCCTTTATCTGACGAATATCATTTTTATCTTGACAAAGACAATCAAAAATATAGTAAATATATTTACATGAATGATTGTCTTTACGATTCTCCATCGTCAACAGTTCCCCATCAAAAATAAATCCATTTTTATATGGACATGACCGATGTGAGTCGATTCGATAGAGAAGATTAGCGTCAGGAAGACCTGGCATAAACATCCATACTTCAGTAGGTGTAAATACTAAGAGTCGTCTAATTCCGTCTGCCTTATGTGTGACTGCGTATTGTGTTTGAGGATTCCCAACAATTCCTCCATAGGTCATGTCTTCCAATTTAAGGTCTCTTGCTTCTGCGAGAAGATTATATCTGAGGATTCCCGAGTCTATCTTCAGTAGACTACTAACATATTTATACATATTTGATTTTTCAGTATTTGTATAAGGTATCTCAGAGTCTTGGATAAGAGAATAAATATATTCACAAAACTTTTGTATCTTTGATATATTTCTATCTATATCTTTCTTTGACAATTCCAATTCAATCTCATAAGTGGTCCCAAACGACTTCTTCTCATCATTGTCATCAATTGAGGTCTCTGTTGCCGTCTCTGTTGCCTGTGTGAGGTCCAGCTTTCCGATGTCTTCAAAGACGAATGAGGTTCTATGTTTGTTTCGGATAGTATTGGGTTTGAAATTTCTAGACGGATTTCGATAGATATATTCATTGCTCACATTTACTCTTGAATTAAGTTCTTCAGCAAAGTATTTCCCATTTGTTGTGATCCTAGAGTTCATTTTTTTCTCCTTTGGATTGAAGAAGACATAAGATGACCAGACCTTGACTTTATCATAATGAGTTGTTTCATTCGTTGTCTTGTTGATTGCCTTCCTCTCGTCGCCGTCGATTTGGTCTTCGATGGTCTCTTCTGTAAATTGTCTGACTTCTGACTTCATCATTGTCATGACCCTGTTGAATGCTGCTGGAGATACGAATGATTTAAATTTTCCGTATTTTTGGGTTTCCTTTGGTGGGATGTAGGTTCCGAATTGGATTTCTATTTCGATGTATGCGTTCTTTCTTGTATTCTCCTGGTCGATGTAGGCATGTTCTATTCCTCTGTGAATTTCGGGGACAAGATTGGACCAGATGAAGGACGGAGATTCGGATTGTATATGTGGACTTCTTTGTGGGATTATATTTCTTCTATTTCTCAATTCCATTTTAGTAATATAGAAAATATGATGATAAAATATTTAAGTTTCAACTCAGGAGTGCTTGTGCGAATCGTAGATGTCTTAGACGTTGTTCTAACGACTAAGTCTTGATGTGATTATTTCTTTTTGAATTTTTGAGAATGATTTTGGAATCGTCTAAAAACTTTTCGAATCCAAAGAAAATGACAGAGCGTTCTTTACCGACAACGGTCGACAGATTTTTCATGAACGTAGAGGGTCTTTTCCAATTAATATCAGAATTAGTGAATTCGGCATATCAATCAGGATACAAAGTAGTAAGTCCGTATCTAGTGAATTTTACAGGATTCATATTATTCAAAATGAATAAAGATTATGTGATAAGAACATTCATAGAAAAGTCACATAAACATTGGAATGAGATTCGTGTCAAGGACGAGGACTTCTTTTTGAATCACGCGATTCATGTATTCTCAGGTCTTCCTCTTGATGATGTCAATTCGTTCAAGGAGCTCTTCTTACTCAAGACTGTCTCTGGTGACAGATTTGTGAGTGATGATGATAGAGATGCGATTTGGGAATATTTTGAAAGTTTAGTTCGTATTTCTATTCATTATCTTCAAGAGAATCCGTCTAAGAATGTATGGGACATTGATATGGATAAAACTATTTCTCTTTGGAAAAAATAATATATATAAAATGAACTTATATATATTATTAGTATTCATATGTATATTTATTATCTTTATTTTTCTTATGAAGAATTATTATCAATATCCCCATCCAGAAGTAAAGATACTCCAGAAATATGATTATACTATGAATGGACAGGCCCTGTTCAATCCATCTATCGTCAAATATAAGAATAAATATATGTGTATCGCGCGAAGTGCTGAAACATCTATCCTTCACTCGAAGACAAATTCCGAGATTGTTTATTCAGAGCTTACGAAGGACCTCGAACCATTGAAATGGAGAAGTCTCGATATAGATATACCTCAAACCTTACTTATTGGATATCACAACGCACAATATGAGGATTCTAGATTTTATATATTAAATGATAGATTGTTTTCATTACAGACCCTCGCCAGATTCACAAATGATGACAAAGCAGATTGTAAGATGTGTCTCGTTGAATGGGATGAGGATATGAATCTTATTGGAATGAGGATATATATTGAATTTGAAGGACGACAGAAGAACTGGAGTCTGATTCGTTACAAGGATAAGAATTATATAATTACTGATTTCTCTCCATTGAGATATTATGAAATAGATATAGATAATGGTTATCAACTTTCAAATAAGAAAGAGATACATCATGAATATAAAAATTATTTTGGAACTAAAGTATATGATATTCAAGATAATAAATTAAAATGTATGGCTCATAATAGATATTTCAAACAATTATATTATTTATTCCAATTATTTGAAATAGATTTAGAGAAACAAACAATTCATCCGTTGTCAAAGAAATTATCATTTTCATCCATGTATGGTTCGTTCTTTCAATATCCTCATCATATCAATAAGATAGATGATAGATGGATTATGACTTTAGGAATTGAAAATAGAAAATCTCTAATATTAGAATTATTCTTTTGACAAACTCCAAATACAATCCATGAAATAATATACATATTTATTTCACAACTAGTTTATCTTAATCTAGTTTTCTTTTTTGAATACTTTCAATCAATTGAAGCAATACTTTATCATAATTTTTAATCATATCTACTGAAGTATTGGTTTCAACAGGCTTCATAATCTTTTGCTTCTCCTCTTCGGGTCGTCGGGGAAGGTCTTCATATTTCCAGCTACCAATAGGAAGAACATAATAGGTTCCATACAAAGATGATTCCACAGTATCTTGTATAGAGTTATACAAATATCCCTTCAGTACGACTTGTTTCTTCTCTATACGATAAACTTGAATCATGTTTTCACACACTTTAGTAGCAGCAAGTGTGGGATAGATGGGATAGGAGATGGTGTCCAATTCTTCCTTTTGGTCCATTGTATTGATGAAATTTTTACGACCTACTTCGTCGATACATTGTTGGATAGCTTTATCTTCCATTGACTTTAACAACGCATTTCTGCTTTGAGAGATTTCCAATACATTGGGTTGTATTGGAACTTCAGGGTTGAGTTTCTTATCCCCGTTATTTGGGAAATATATAAAACAAAACATTTTTATAGTAAATATTTTTTGAAAACAAAATAATTGTTTAAAGTTTATTGAAGATAAACATTTGACATCATCTTCAATGATATCTTAAAGTTTATTGAAGATAAACATTTGACATCATCTTCAATGATATCTTAAAGTTTATTGAAGATGATATCTTAAACTAACTTACATATCTAATTATTTCTCATCGACCACAAAGCATATCCAGCAAGTAGTATCAATATAACAATACCAATCGTCTGAAATATCCTTTCTGTCTTTGAGGCTCTCGTATCTATTCTTACTGTTCTCACCGATGAATTTCTTTTCTGGATTCTCGAGAAAGGCAAAGCATCACTTACAAAGTATTCTCCTTTCTTATCATCATAATATGACAAAATAATCTTCTCTATTCCCTGAGATTTTAATTTGTTTATCTCATCCGAAGAAAATCCTTGGAACGGTGTCTGGATAAACAATATCGCGGATTCGGGCTCCTCACTCCCCGATGTCAGCTTAGTAAATGTGTATCCTAAATCATAGGGTGCGATATACACATTTCGTTGACATGGAATGGCCTCCGCATGGTCATAGAATAACGGGGCACCGGTGACACAACCGAGAGAGCATGTGTCTCCATATTTGAAGTTTGCTGCTGAGAAACATCCTAGAAAATAGCCGCCTATGGTTCCAGGGACGGCTTTGACGCCGATGGGGAACTTTTCTTGAACTTCTTTGAATAAAAGATTATATCCATCTGTTCCATAGAGATTGGAGATGTTATGTGATACTGCTGTGAAATCTTCTAGATTTTTTGATGTAAGAGATTTGATAGGAGTATCTTTGATGAGAGATAATCTATTTAATTGCTCTCGTAGAATTTTTACATTAATCGAGCATATTTTTTCGTTCTCCATTTTTAACTCTGGAAAAAAATAATTCCAGAGTTAAAATAATAAAATGAGTCGTTCATCTCGGAAGTCATCTCTTAAAACAAAGGAGCCATCGGAACCTACAATTCAGGTATCTCCACAGGAAAAGAAAACGAAAACATCTTCTCTTGGTTCAAAAAGAATCAAATCCAAGGACATCATTGATACGAACATTTCTCTCTTTACGACACAAAAGAAAAGAATCTTGGATTTTGCAATAAAGAATAAGATTCCCTCCAAATTCATCTTCCCAATCTATGAAACAGAAAAAGGAGACCACAATCGCTCAGATATCTCAGAAGACCTTGAGACCATAGAACAATTTGTGAAGAGAGAGGCAAAGAATTATGATGTGCTGGAACTTGTCGAGAAAATTCGTGAAAAGGAACCAAGAATCACACAAAGTGAGGCACTCTACTTCATATCTAATATTATCAATGATGAAGATTTTTTTAGACAAGTCTCTAAGAAATTTAGTATATATGAAGACCCTGAACGATTCTTCAATGAGAAGGAGAATTGGGAAAGAGATGAAATTCCTGCTCTACTCCAGAGAGACATCTCGGATGCAGAACAACTCGAAACATATTTTGAAAACATCCAATCCATAGACCCCGTTCAGACATCAGACATGACTATCACTAAAATGACAGTAGAATTTGATGTTGTTCTCAAAGATGAGTCGAATGAGACATTGTTGAATGTAGCTCCTGACTTTTTTGCGAATATGAAGACAAGTCATGATGTTCCATTTGTGAAATACAATGACCAACAATTCTCAAAATATAAAGTATTTACAGGAGATACATTTGAGACTCGACCCCCATTTAAACTCTTTGATAATAAATTTACAAAATTTGAAGACAAGAATATGATATATATGATATTATTATCTGACCCTGGAACTAATATTCAAGATTATACAAAGAATTCTTATATTTCTGTAAATCTAAATCTCTCCAAAAGTATATTGAGCTTCAAATACTTCGTGCTAATCAATCGACCAGAAGAAGAAATCGTCCAATCTATCCTCAATGTCCTTCCATCTATCCAATTAATCAATAGAAGAGAAAAGAATTATGGCGCCTACTTCAGCATCTACAACACTTATATTCGCGAAGATTCATTCTTAGATATTCTCATCAGCGAACCATTCATCGCAACAAATACAAGAATCTTTAGTGCCGTGTTGTTCGCCGATGAATCAGAGAAACCGATATCTGAAAAGAAGAAGTTGAAATTATACTACGACACAAACATCGGATTCGAAGCAGATACCATCATAGAATCAGAGGGAACATATGGAGAGAAGTCGGAGGAGCTTAGTAAATTGGCATCTTTGGGGTTCTATATGACACAGTATCTCTCTGGGGAGAATGATATCAAGGTATTTAAGGGTAGATATACAATTACTGATTTTCAAGAAGGAGATGATAAAATTATAGGAACCAAAGATACGATTGTAAAGTCTCTCTTTTTGGAGAAAAATACTCCTTATATTGTGGTTTCCATATCCAAGGCAGTAAATCGATTCACATTGTTCCAATTCATGAATGTCTATGCTAGACTCCTGTCGATTTATAATTCTGTCCGGGATGTTTATGAGAAGGAGTATGATGAGTTAATTCCTATTCTGAAGGATAAGAAGATTCAAGAAGAGGAGCTTTCTCTGATTCTCAAACCAAAGCCAAAGACAGGTAAGGATAAATACAAGATAAACTTGAGAACGATTGCTCCTGAAATATTTACAGAAAGTTATTCTAGAGATTGTCAATATAAGAATCAACCTATCATCATTACAGAAACAGAAATAGATTCTTGGAAAGATAGAAAAATATCAAAAGGTTCAGTAGAAGTAGAGAGACCCGTAAAGGAACTTGGTGATTATCATTTTGTTTGTCCCACCGACCAATATCCATATGTCGAGTTCAAACAGAATCTCGACGTCCCAAGAGACTTTGATAAATACCCATGTTGCTACAAGAGTCCGCAGACGGGAGGAGTCAGACAAAGAGAAAGGGGATCGTCGAAACGTTCAAAGGATCCGATTAAGACAAACAAAATCATGGGAGAGGGAGGCATCGCATATATTCCTACGTCCATTGAAGAAATGTTAAAGGGTGGATTCGAAAAGCCCATCTCCTTCTACAGAACAGGTTCGCTCATAAGTCCAAGTTCTTTCCTCGCATGTATTTGTCTTGGTCTTGACGATAAGAATTATATTAAATTAAAAACTTTAGAAGAGAAAGAGAAATATATACAGGACCTTAGACTCGAAATAGCTTCCAAGGGTAACTTCCTTACTACAAGCTCGGAACTCTTTGATGTATCAGAGAAAGATAGAATCGAAAACTTTAGAAGAATTGAAGAGTTCCTTGACCCTGCTACATACTATAGAGTCGTCGAGGAAATATTTGGAATTAATATATTTGTATTCTCAGGGTCACTACCAAAACCAAATATAGAACCCGTTTATACACTCGAAATATCCAGATTTTCTTCGATTCCCATACATTCATTCAGAAGAGACGCTCCAACCTTACTCATCTACAAACATTGGGGAGCCGAGACCGACCATCTGGAATATCCACAATGTGAATTGATTGTAGCAAGGATGGGAGATGTTGATGCTGCGGCATTTACAGATGATGTAGGTAGATATCTATTGAAAGGATATTTTATTTCTGCTGAAGTTTATGGTAGAATATATATTCCAGAAGGAAGATTCTTTGAGAAATATTCATCCGGTCTCATCTATCAACTCCTAGAATCAGACTTTATCGGTTCGTTTCTTGACACATCATCTCCCATCCATGCCATTGGTCAAATCATCGATGAGAAAGGAAAGTTATGTGCTCTCCAACTCAAGACTCCAAGAGGAAATATGACCATCGGAGTTCCTCCCTTGCCACCACAGGCTCTGCCGTTGATAACAAATATCGAGAAACCCAGATTATCAGATGTATTCAAGGTTTTCAAAAACGAACCCACTGGTTACTCGTATGAGGGTGACCAAGTGGTCGCCGTTTGGTTCCGATTGTTGTCTTTGGGGTTTGGTGTTCAGATTCCAATCAAACCAGAGTCAAAAGAACAAATCAGAAAAGATTATCGTAATCTACTTCCAAGTGTTCCCGAGAATAGATTTACATTAGATACTAGACCGAGTGAGATACAAAGATTATTAAAACTTCAGAAAGATGTAAATATCATTATTCAATTGATAAGATGGATATTCTTGATTGTGATTAAGGATGAGAACTTTTCTATGGACCAGAAACTAGAGGCTGTTCAAATCTTTCTCGATAATATCTTGTTGGAGGTCGCCAGGAAGGAACATGACAGTGCGTTGATATATGACTTCTCTAAGCTTCCGAGAAAACTTCCAGAGAATAGAAGCTCCATAGATGATATTCTTGAAGAGTTGTCTCGGACGGCTCCTACGTTTACAAATGGAGAGAAGATATTTATTTCTGGTAAAACATTTTACAAAAGAATAAGAGAAAGTTTAGAACATTATATTCGTCTAAATCTTCCTATTGTTATTCCTAATTATTTAGATGCTTATTATGAATCTGTATATGACTATCCCAAAATACCCAAGACTATCCTTTTCCTTTCCGACATCGACTTCAAACGATGGCTGAAACAAGCCATAGAGGACCCCATCAGCACCTATCCAGTCATTTACTCTCTTCGTGGAAAGTTATCTGAAATGACAAATCCTTATCTATACGCGGTAGAGACAATCACGCCCGACGCAAAGAACATCTTTGGTGAGAAGTTTCTCGCGCTCATTCAGAATGCTCCATACATCAATGCGAAGGCGAGTGCGATAGAGAATTGTATCCGATGGAGAGATGTGAGAGTAAATCATCCCAAAGTATCTGATAAATTATTATCAAAGTTTAAAAATTATAGAGTATTTACTATATCTCAAAGTGAAACATTTGAAGTTATAGAGGACATGGCAGACGAGGACGAATTGGATAAGACCGTATTCATTCTTGAATATCCAGGCACAGATAAATATGCTTCTATTCTGCCTATATAATTTTATTACATATAAAATGGAAGACATAGGATACAATAGAATTATACATTGTCAAAAAGAATTTGATTATTGGATAGAGTTCAGGGAAATATATGTCGTAAAGAAATACTTTAGAGATTCCTTTCCTATCTTCATGAAATATATCCAAGATGATAAAGATATTATATTTTATACAAATATAATTTATTATATATTTGAATGTGAAACTGAAGAACTCATGGGCTATCTAGAGGAAAAAGGATTCAAACATATATGTTACTCCAAGGATGATTTACCGATTATGATTCTACATATCATATAATAATCTATTATATGATGATTAGATAAAACTCTCTAATATTTTTAGAAAATTATGAAAGGGAGTCAAATAATATTCTAGTATCACATATACAGAATAAAGAACCATCGCAAAGAAGGAAATGAGTAGAACACCAATAATCAATGTAGTGCTGATTCTCACTGTCCCCATGGAGCAAAGGACGAGAAGTAGAATCAGAAATGGAAATATAAATAATACAGATATCAACCCCATCAAAGAAGCAATCACTGTATCTTTATCTCCAGTTAGTGGTCTATTGTCTTTGAATGTTTGTAAAGTCTGTTGAAGAATAGGTCCTGGTGTTTGATTTGACATTTTATTGGGGATGGTTTTTTGTTTTTCTAAAAGCATAAATAATACAAAGATTCAAATAGTTCATTTTGTATTCTATCGGGAATGTATCCTCCAACATAAATAAATACTTTCCATATAAACTCTCATGAAATATAGATGCCAACGGATGATTCGTTTTCTTCAACGACTTCCTCAACTTCTTCAATTGAACTTGACATTCCACACGATGTTGAAGAAATCGCACAGGATGTGGAGGTTCTTCAATACATTCTTCCGGAACTTTTCTCAATTCATCATACAGGTCAAAAATATTCTTAATTCTCTCTTCTACTTGTTCCCGTGTATACAATGAGGATAACGGTTGATAACTTTCTTCATAAATCTTTTCTATTTCATGTTCTGCCTTTACAACATCAGCAGGAGGAGACATTTGCCACTTGTTCCATTCTTGGTCAAAGGTTTGGTCGGACCAATCGAAAGTTTTCTTGACCCAGTCTTTGATGAACTTCTTCGACTGGATGGATGTATGATAGTTTTGGAAGCCAATCATGTCGCCGAGATTCTTGATGTCTGGGACCTGGAGCTTAGAGAACGATTGGGTATTCTCTTCTTCTTCCAAATAGAATTGATAGAGGGAAAATAGATAGTCCTTGGTTGGAGACAATTCGTATGGGAATGTCCCGAACTTCTTTTCTGCCTTCTGTTGAATTGAAAAGTCTGATGGATCCATTTTAAATTGAGGATAAGTTTTTAGATGGGTCATGGGAAATTGCGGTCGACACCTGCTGGTAGCTCCTTTTGACGATAAGTTAATTCTATTCTATTTTTATTTTCGAAATATTGTAACATAAAATCATTATCCTCAATATCTAATCTAAAACTTTTATTTAGTCGAGGAAGTTTCATAAGACTTTCTATCCGGTCCATCGGTTTATTCTTTGTGAGTAAAGATTTGAGCTTTGTTTTAGTCGGAGAATGAATGATTGGGTTATATACTCGATGCATTTTATATACTCCCGATAATTTTATTATCTTATCTTTTTATTAAATAATATGATAATTTTATTTCTGAATATAAAATGTCAAATACAAAAGAGGAAATAGAAGACTTCGATATCGACGAGGAGACCAAACAAATGGGCACCGATATCATCAAAATGTTGAAAAATATGAACTTTGACTTTAACACAGAAGATAATATGGAAGACCTTGATATAGAAGAAGATTTAGAATTACCGGACCTCTCAGAACTACAAGATGAAATCAAAGGTCTGGAAGGAGCAGAGGATGTTTCGCATCTTTCCGATAAGCTTCCCGATATGATGAAGAATTTAGAACAACTTTTGAAAATTGTGAAAAATATGGATAATCTATTTCCTAAGAACAAATAAATTTATTTTATTTTCAACAATCTAAAATTTGGAGGAATAAATACAAACTCATCCTTCGATACAAAATTTACATGTCCTCCCTTTCTATCAATGATATATTTTGTCACGCCGTCCAACTTCACAATTCTTCTTATTTCCTCGACGATGGTGCTATTTTTCTTGAATAAGTAAAATACTGTCATTGCTATTCGTTGTTGTTCTTTTCTTGTTACTTATTTCTTGTTTGAAATAAAATGAATTTGTGAATTGAAAACAAATCGTTCTAGAACTCTATTCTGAGAAATTTCTCTAACCTAATGACATGAGATGATGTCATTTCAAAACAATTATATGACCCCTTATAGATATTTTTTTTTAGAAAAAATCAATTAGGATTATAAATGGAGAATGATGAACTAAAAATGAAGGTTCCTGAATATACGAGAAGAGCAATTCAAAGATATCAAGAGAAGAATAAGGAGAAGATAAGCCAAAAACACAAGGATAAGTATGAGAACAATGAAGAATTTAGGGAAAAGAAGAAACGTCAGGCATTAGAAAGATATCATAAAAAAAAGGAAATGAATAAATTGACATCATTTTAATTTAAAACATTTATATTGAATCAATATAAATTATAAAATAACAAAATGTTCTATTTAATTAGATAATTCTATTTAAATTGTTTTAATAATTATCGGGACTATCGGGACTAATATGTTATTTATTTTCTTTATTCAATTGATTTTTCTTTTCTTTATTTCTTTGATATCTCTCGTGAGTTTTTTGTTTCTTATATTCTCTATATTCAGGGTCATTTTGATATTTATTTTTAGAATGTGTCTTCGCATATTCAAGGATTTTTTCTTTATTCTTTTCCTGGTATCTATTGATTGCTCGTCTAGTATACTCTGGGACTTTATAAATTTTTTCTTGAGCTTGTTCCATTTATTCTATTGTTTTTTTAAATTAATTTTTATTAGAGAAAAATTCTATAAGACTATTTATTTATAAGCGAATGTTCGCTCAGTTCGCTCAGACCAGTTCGCTCAGTTCGCTCAGTTCGCTCAGACCAGTTCGCCTATTAAAAAGAAGATAATATTTTATAACTAATTGGGTCTTTTGTTTTTGCTGTTTTAGTGTGGACATCTAACTTCTTTTTATATTTCTCACGAACCATTTTTCTATGATTTTCATATTTTTGAACGATATGATTTAATCTCTCTAAATTTTCATTATCAATTAGTAATAAATATTTTGTTTTTGTAGAATCACAATTTCTTATTTTATTTAAAATAATTGAATTAAAATCTATATCATGTAGAATATTATGATTATCTGAAATACTCATTTTTTATTTATAAAATTTTCTTAAATAAGTTTAAAATTTTATTTTTTACTAAAAATGGATTTCAATATCAAACTTTATAATAATAATGAATTATGTTTTAATTATAAAGTAAACGATAGTATAATAGTAGAAAATAATAATGAAAAATATAATATTTCAATTCGAGATTTATTTGAATATTTAAAATCTAAGAATCAATCTAATGTTATAGAATCTAAAAAAATGATTGATGAGATTATAAAAAATTCGATTGAAATAAATGATGAATTTATGATTCTCGATGATGAAAATTTAATCAAAGTAGCATCTAAATTATTAAAAGATGCGAAAAAAATGAAAATAAATGAATATTATGCGAAAAAAATTATATATTTTAGACCATTCAATTTAGTAGGACTTGTAGCCAATAATAAAATTGAATGTGAATCCAAAAGAAAAACCATACGTGAACTTTGTAGAAGATGTTATGAATTTCTTTATCCAAACACAACACAGATACAAAATCAACATGAATGTAAAGAAGATATATCTCAAAATAAAACAAATGAAGAAGATATAAACACTATAGAAGATATATCTCAAAATAAAACAAATAAAGAACATATAAACACTATAGAAAATAAAACACAGGTCCATTCCAAAACTTGTATCTATGAATTCAAAAGAGGAGATTTGAAAGGAAAGATATGTGGTCAACCTTCAATCGAAAATCAATCTTACTGTAATACTTGTATCGGAAGAACAAAATTAAGAACCAATCTTATTAATCCAATTCAACATAAATTAGTATTAAAATAGAATATTTTATAAGAAATGTCTCATAAAATATTAGAAGACCCTAATACACTTGAACCCGGTGTCGTAAGAAAAGATAACAAAAATAACCATTGGGTAGTAGTATCTACATTGTCTGGGAAAAAATGGACTCTATACAAAACAAAGAGAGAGAAAGAGAAAAAATATCAAACTCATTTCAACATGAGTCGTCCATACAAAATAAGAATGACTAAAAGAAAAATTCTTATCTATCCAAGAGAAAGACCCAGTTGGTATCCACAATTCAAAAATGATAACGAAACATTAAGTCACTCATCACACCAGCTACACAGCAACATCGGATTTAGATATATCCCATCCTATAAGAAGGTATTTATTGGTCAAGGTGTATATAAATATGATTCTATAGAAAATAAAATGAATTGTATTATTACAGAAGATAGTATTGGTAATAGTATATTCATATTATTAAATCAAAAAGATAATTTATATGAATATCTATGGATAGGACATCACATCTTATCATTTACTCTTCATGAACCCATTATCAAGTTCAACTCTCCACTCATTGGCGCAGACGTTCCCTATCCATCTGCCGAGAGTAGAGATAACATTTATCTGATTGATGAGAAGGACAATTATATGATTCAAAAAGAATTGGTATGGACAGAAGATGTATATAAATGGTTATATAGTTTAACAAATAAAGATAAGAGTTTATTTGATAGATATGATATTACTAGATTATAAGAGTTTACTTGTATATATTTATTAATCCCGAGAGTTTATCATTATATATTGTTTTCAAGGTTATCTAAGCCACACTCTAGGAGCATGACTTGGTCATACGACTAATTTCTCTTCTTGTTCTATATTCTAAACATTTGATATCATTCAATTTATTTTCTATCTTTGGAGAGGATTGTTCTTCTGACATTTATAAGAGATATTTTCTTATAAATATTATATTTGATTTAACAATTAAAGTATAGTTCTTCAAGGGTGATATGTTTATCTGGAATATTCATTTTATATTTCTCGATTGATTGTTGAAGTGTATTTAATCGTTCTGACCATTTTTTGTCATCTTTAATGACACAGATTCCATTTCCGTTTAACTTCCAACAAGAAGGAATCTTTTTATTATTCTTCTCATAACCGTCAGGATTAAATCTAATAAATATAATATTTGGATGACCTAAATCTTGAGATAACTCCATCATTCTTTTATTTTCACAAGAATATCCTTCATGTCGATGCTCATCTACTTCAATGATAATAACATGAGTTCCAACATCCATAACAATATCAGGTCTTTTTCTAGAACATCCTCCAATGATCGGTTTATCAAAAATAATGTTCATTTCTTTATTCTTTTCTCTTACAAAATCGGCAACTGCTTTTTCTTTGGTTTTATAGTTTCTAGTTACAGGTTCGTCGGGAAATGTATGAATAAAGCAACGAAGACAATATCCTTTGTATTTTTTATTTGCTAAAGTTTCACAAAATTCTGTTTTACATTTTTTATGAACTACATCTATCATTCCATCTAATTTGTGTTTAAAACAATATTTAGATTTTTCTCCAATAAAACTATATGATGCATGTAATTCACAATCTTTATGAATACATCTTTTTGAAATTACATTCATCATTCCATCAAGTTTATGGAGGGAACAATATTTCCCCTTACCCCCTTTTAAATCAAAAATTATAGTATTTGATTTACACCCTTCTTGACCACATTTTTTACTCGTTAAATTTATCATATCTTCTAGCATATGTTTTTTACAATACAAAGGGGTTCCATTTACTTCACCATAATTTTTTTGAGATTTACAACCTTCTTTTTTACATTTTTTATTTTTTACATCGACCATTCCTCCTAGTTTATGTTCTAAACAATATTGTGGAGTTCCATTTACATTGCCAAAACACCCTTGAGAATTACATCCTTCATATAAACATTTTTTATTTTTAACATCTACCATCCCGTCTAACTTATGTTTTTTACAATATTGTGGTTTGCCATTTTTTTCACCAAAACATCCTTGAGATTTACATCCTTCATATAAACATCTTTTATTCAAAATATCAAGCATTCCATCTAATTTGTGCTTTTTACAATATCTTCCTTTACCATTTATAAAATCATAACAGGGTTTACGTTTACAATCTTTTTCTTTACATTTTTTACTTGATATATTTATCATATCTTCGAGTTTGTGTTTTTTACAATATTCAGGTTTTCCATTTTCGATACCAAAAGATGGTCTTAAATTGCAACCTTCTTCCTTACATCTTTTAGATTTAACATCAATCATTCCATCTAATTTGTGTTTTTTACAAAATTTTCCTTTACCATTTTCAAAATCGAAAGATGGTCTTAATTTACAATCTTCCATGTGTTCACATTTTTTAGATTTCACATTAATCATTTCATCACTTTTGTGTGTTTTACAAAAAATAGCCTTTTCACCAACCATTCCAAATGTTGCTAGTTTTTGACAATTTATATCCCTGCAAAAATTGTTTGTTTTTTTCTTTGCTCTTATTTCCATATTTTAAATTTTCTTAGTATTTATTAATAAATTTTAATTTTCAATTGATAAAAACTTTTTTACATCCTCTAATTTGTATCCATTTTTAAAAGCCTCTGTCATCATAGCAATTGGTTTGGATACACAAAGAAATTTTCTTTTTGTACAAAATCCAAAATCCTCATATTCTTTCAGTTCCTCCTTGTGTCCAACTGAGAAGAGTTGATCGATGGGATTTTTGAAATTGTGATCCAAATAATATAAAGTATCCAATTCATATACTCCCTCAAGATACATATCCAGTGTAACCATTCGATTTCCTAATAACTTTTCACCAGAATTCTTGACAATCAAATATTCCAAGCGATCTCCAGCATTTACTAAATGTCCAAGCGATTTCAAACGTTTAGCAAATACATTAAGAAAATAAGTTTCCGATTTATAAAAAGCGCTCAACTGACGCACAATTACGATACCCTTTACATCAAAATTCCCAGACATCATATCTTCTACTGCTTTATAAATCATTTTTAATGACATCTCCATCGTCTGACGGCATAATATATTATATAATAGATCTGAATAAACACTCTGTAGCCAAGGAAGAGTATCTCTTCGTGCTAAAATGATTCCTCGGACCAAAATATCTTTCTTATTCTTTTTTAAATTACCATGTTTATCTACTAAAAAAGCCGCATATTTCTTTTTTTTGAGTGCTAACAAGGTCATACTCTTTTCGTACTCAAGAACTAGTGGCGGAGGAAACAATTTTGAGATTTCACTTGATAAACGATATCCCCATTCATTACAAAGTTTGGTATCTTTGATTCCTAAATCAACCATACTTGAATCAGTGTTATGGACAATCAATCGTCCAACGCCAGCAGAAAAGTGATGATTTTCTGTTTCTATATCATAGACATATTTTCCATCATATTCTATTTCTTCAATAGATTCAATCTTATTTTGAATCGGAGTAGACTGATAATTTAAATTATTATGATACCAAAAAGCATCATTAGCATATGGTTTCAAGTTTTCAGGTGTTGTATTTATTGAAAACTTTATACCAAAAGGAAGGTCATGATGTAATAATTCTGTTCCAATCTTACAATCTTTTGGGGAAATCTTATTTCCATTCACATCAATCAACGAGTGGTCCTCTGTAACATCCACGCATCCTGAACCAGTTTTTATCCTAAACATTCTCTTTGAAACGTTGTGTCGAATGATTTCTTTGATTTTAGTCCATCCCTTATCCGACCAAATCTCGATTCCTTCAACCAAGTATCTTTCTTTGATATCTCCTCGATCCAAAAATTTCTTTTCAATATCTATTTCAAATAATTCTTTAATCTCAATCCATTCCGCTTCCCCATTGATTCTCACCAACACAGGAGTATATTCAGCAACAGAATCATTATAAACAATCTTTCCATTATATTTCTCTTCCAAATAAGTATTTACTTGACCAATCAATTCTCTTCCTTTTGCGGTAATGCTCATCGCTCCTTCCATCAATGGCAATTTTCCATTCGCAACCCCTAAGAACCCAAACACAGAATTCGCCGAGACCTTCAACGCCAATTGTCTCTTGTCCAAAATAATCTTCATAATCGGATCCTTGTTCCCCTCCAGAACTTTACGAACCGCTCGTCTCTCATTGACTAACTTGGACACTAATCGAGGAAGAACTCCTTCATATACATCCTTCTTCACGAATCGATGATGGGCCTTAATCTTTCCTTCTTTTCTCTCTTCTTTATTATTTTCATCAATTGGAGACTCGTCTTCCTTTCCATCGTCCACTTCGGACGCATCCATATCAATATAGAAATGATTCACCTTTCCATCTTCCATCTCTGTTTCTTTCTCCAATAAAGTCGTATAACAAATATTGAACGCCATGATAATCGATGGATACAGAGACGCAAAGTCCAGACAAATCACATTATCATAGAGTCCAGGAATAGGTTCTTGAACAAATCCACCCGAGAAAGAAATGGCAGCATCTACAACTCGATTATCCAAAACAATATTCTCCCTCGTCGCAAGGTCATAAATCTGTGACAAACATCGAATCTGTTGTCCTCTCGTGAAAATATCTACAATCGAAACTCCTACAATATTCGATAACTCAATCAACCCAATCCACATCGACAACTTCTCCATCAAATCCAACACCAAATCAGAATCTTGGACACAATAGTCGAGAATCTTATTATAATCCAAAAGAGCCTTATCGTATCTTTCCGGGTCTTCTAGTCTTGTCTTTCTGGCTTCGTTATATTCCTTTGTGTAGCCGAAGATTTGCTTTGCCTTGATAGGAAATTTTCCCTTCCCCAAGAAGTTATTCGATACAAAATCTAAATCATATCGAAGAAGTTTATAATCTCTCTTGATTGCTGGAAGTAAATCCAAACAGATTCTACCATCCATTCCTTGGAATTGATAAAAGTCGTTATGTCCAAATGCCGAACTTTCCCATGAGAGCTTCTTTACAGATGTTCTAACTCCTTTGATTCTTCCAAGTTCCATCCAGTCCTCCATGAATCGCTTGATTCTATTATCCGTGTATGGAATATCGAAACCAAAGATGTTATATCCAATGAGGATATCCGGATCAAGTGTCTGAATGAGCTTCCTAAACTCGGTCAGAAGTTCATATTCATCCTTGACTTGAATAAGAATCGCATTTTGGACTGTAAGATTCTCTCCAATCGCAAGAAGATATCGTTGTCTCGTTTTGTCTCCCATTCGTGAATAGATACATGAGATTGCGAAGATGACATCGGATACATTTGTTTTATTTGGCATTGCCTTTGGATTGGAGGAGTAACATTCAATATCAAATGAGAATACTGCTGGATAAGTGGTCTTTGCTTCCAACTCTTCTGGAGTTGGTTGTCTAAGTGTTTTATAGGAGCATCTATATTCGTTTTCCATTTTTGTGATTTTATCATCAAAATCTACTTGTTCGAACTTACCTGTAATCCATCCTGAATACAATAAATTTCTCTCTGTTAAAAGTTTACGAATAGAAGAGATTTTATGTTCGTAAACAGGAAGTGACCTCTTACCTATGGGAGTATTACATTCCTTTGCTAAGAGTTTCTCACAGTGACGAAGGGCATTCAGAGAAGAGAATTCTACTTTAAGCATTGGATAAGTCTTTTGGTTTCTGAAGTAATAGAGTTTTCTTTTCTCTTTGAACGAAATGGATATTGGAGCATCTTCTCGTAGGACCTTTCTCAACCAGTCTCCGAGTTCTCTTACTTTCTGTTGGTGGATTTTCTCAGGGAGTTCGATGTAACATGAGAATGGAAAGTCTTCGATTCGGATGAGAGAAGGTTTAGATTGTTGATTGAGACCCCATGCGAGAAGGATGGTTTTATTGGATGTTGATTCTCCGTTGTCATCTGGTATTTCATGGTATGTCCAATCGTAAATTGAGATAGCCTCTATAGATGATTTTTGAAGAGTTGTTTGTATGTTATCCATTTCAAAATTTGAGTAGATGGGATTTAATTTAAACAATTTTGAGGTTATTGAAAAATGATTTTCTCTCTTTGAAAAATGTTCGTTTGGATTCAGATAATATTATTGTTTTTGTTATATTTAGCAGTTATTTTTTATACAATTAATTACAACAAGTTATTCCAACCTACGAAAAGAATTGTAGAATTCGAAATCGAACCCACAGAACAGGAACTCGTCGATGGAATATCTGTCGCCCATTTTATCTTCAATGACAACAATCAGACAATATTATTCTGTCATGGCAATTCGGGAAATGTATCCAATCGTAACTATATCATTAAATTATGTAAGATGTTTCAGAAGAATCTGGTCCTCTTTGACTATTCTGGGTATGGAAAGTCAAAAGGAGAACCACGAACCCGAAGAATCCTGAATGACGGAGAGAAGGTTCTCGATTGGACCCTGACAAGAGTGAAGAAGGAGAATCTCATTATCTGGGGTGAATCTTTGGGTGGGTCGATTGCGGCATATCTTGCTTCAAAGAGAAAATGTTCTAAATTAATTCTATTTTCTACATTCGCCTCATTGAATCATTTGGCCTTCGGCGACGCACATAACAGTTCGTTCATGATGAAATCTGTCCAATCATTTATGAATATCTTTATTCATCCTTTACCAACAAAGAATTGGTTGAAAAATGTAGATGTTCCTACATTAATTGTCCATAGTGAAGATGATGAGATTATATCTGTAAAACATGCGAGAATGATGTATAAGGTTGATCCAAGTCGTATTCAATTATTGGAAATCAAAGGCGGACATGGGTCTCCACAACTTACCAAGAAGCATCTAGATGAGATACTGAACTTCTGTGAAGTAAAAGTTCCCATCGACCATAGATGTTGTCTTGACATTTTCGACAATGTCGCCAAAGAGATTTGGTGTGAATAAGATGTCAATTGACATCCATGATTCATTGAGGTTCTAGAATGTATGGTATAATAACAGTCTAAATTCACTTTTAGAAATTCAAGATATGGTGAACACATTCTTAGTAGATAACGACTATTCAAAATCTGCCGAACAATTGGACTCTCGACGTCTGGGGAAGCAACGTGTGGAGGCGTATCAAATATTGAATCTGATTCAGAATATAAGGATACTATCTGTTGTATCCGGGATTACATACAAGTCTGACTTTCAGACTTTTGTGAAAGAAATTAAGAAATGGTATATGAAACAATCTTTTGTATATATACTTTCTGAGAAACATAATCCAAACTCGGTCCTCATCCAATCTGTAAATAAGAAACCAGAGATTAGTAATGAACAAAGGACCATCAAGCTTGGATTCTGTAACCATCCAGCAGTCGAGATGTGGTATGGTTATGAAGATGCGCTGAAAGAATACATTGATGCGCATATTCATGAGTGGTTGAAGAGAGGATACAAAAACACTATGTATATTTATGGTGTAGCTACGAAGGAGCATCCTGAGTGGTGTGGATGGACGAAGATTCATGAGAACCACAAGGGAGCGTTGTTGAAGAAGGAGATAGATAGAAAGGAGAAGATTTGGTATCAATTGAAGAAAGATTTCTTGAGTGTAAATCCATTTGAAGACTATATCTGGGTAAAAAACATTCAACATAAATGAATTTATTGGAATTACCAATGGAAATGATTGTTGAGATATGTATATATCTTCCATATACGAGTAGAATAAATTTTATGAAAACATGTAAATCTATTTATTTTATTTTCATGGATTATCATCTTATGATTAATGATAATTATATATTTGAATGGAAAAAGAATTTAGAAATGATGTTAGGGATTGGATTGTTAGAATATTTACTCATTGATGATTTCTTGAAACTAAACAATCCATTCCCAAATCCTTTTCTCAAATTCTCAGCCAATTACAATCCTATCTTATGCTCAGAATCAGTTTATCTATCTTTTGATAGAGAACATTCTGAAATATATCTAACTTACCAGACAGCTTGTAAAACATTTTTTAATGAATTTCGTAAATTATATCCGAAATATGATATGGAACTAACAAATGAAATTGATTTAGATGGAATGATGAATGGTCCTTACAAAATGAAGAATCTTAATATTTCAAATGATATTTCATACACATCTTTATTTATGTATGATTTGTATTCTTCTTTCAAAAATAAATATCAATCTTATATGAATCAAGATAATGATATAATTTTACTATTGGATTTATGTATGGATGATTGGTCAAATACTAATACCATTCATTTTATTATGGAGTTATTCCGTTATTCGATTTATCTAAACATTCCAAGGTCAAGAAGAATAGAGAATCCTATTTTCATTGAACAAATTGATACATGCTATTCCATTCTCACTCATCAGATAAAAAATTTTAAAATTGATAAACAGTCATTGATAAGATTGTTCCTTCATAAAAAACTAGGTGCGTCTTGAATGGAAAAAATTTTAATAACAATATTTTTATGATAGAAGAATAAAATTGTGATAGAAGAATAAAATTGTAGTAGAAGAATGAACTTGTTAGATTTTCCAAACGAAATATTGTTTGAGATGTGTAAGCATATGGATTTCAATAGTAGAGTAAGTTTTCGGATGAGTTGTAAATTAACCCATCAACTTTTGAACAATCCGAAACATATCGTATCCAAAGAGAAGGTAGAGGAATGGAACGAGAAAATGAAAATGATTCTTGGGATTGTATTATTAGATAATTTATCTATTCAAAATACATATCCAGTCTTATTGAAATCTCCATCTCGTCGAGATAAGTTTTTACGCCTAATGATAAATCATACAGAATTCTATCTGACCATCAACCACGGAGCCATTGATTTCGTAAAGAGTTTTCTTCATAAGAATCCAAAATATGAATTATGTTCATTAAATGTGATGTTAGATATCAATGATACATCATTTATGAAATATACAATCAAGAATCATTCTGATATGTTTGAACATAAAGATTCAATTGGAATATTTTTATATCAATTGTTTATTTCATTTATATGTCATGATACAGGGAAGGATTATAAGAAAGTTTCCCAAAATCAAATCTCCCACTTTCTTGGATTGAATAGAAACAATGTCCAATTATACAAAATCCTCAAACAACTTTATACAAGCTCCACCTATTTTCTATTTCAGGAACAAAATCCTAACAGTTTATTTAGAGATTATATTGAAAATATATTGGGAGATTTGTCCAAAGATTTATCCAAATACTTTATGGACGGAGAAGAAACAGAGAAATTTTTAAATACATTATAATTTATCATTTATGACCGCCTTACAGACGCAAGGGACAGCTTGTGGTCATAAATGATGTCATGTTCTAGAATTTAGAATTTAAAATTTGAATTCCAAAAGAAATCAAATTTAGAAAATCAAAATGGAAGAAATATCAACACCACAAGTCATACCCACACCTAAGAACACAACACAACTTAAATCTCTCATAACCCAGATGGATATGGATTTGAAGACAGTGGACCGATACTTCAAGATTCATCGCACTGTAGTAGAGATGTTACAGGTTCGAGGATACCATATCTCAAACGAAGAGAATATGGCAACAAATAATCTTCATGACTTTATGAAATATTTATTTTCTCAAAAGAATAGAGAAAATAAGGAGATTATATCTAATATCATTCAAGAGTTGATACATCAGAAACATCTTATTGACGATAGAAATCAATTGGATAGATTCCTATCACAAAAGATAGAAGAGTTATCAAATGATATGAATGGACAGGTCATCGCATCGGAAATCAAGAAACATTTCAAAATTTCATCCAAAATGTCTAGAGATGTTGAAGATGTATTAGAGGACAAGTTGAAAAATTATGATATGTCAAAGACGATTGAATATCTTAATCAAATCTATTCAAAAGATACAGGAGAGAAAATCTTTTCATACTACCATTTCAATTCAGAATCAGAAAAGAAAGAGGGAAAGAAGAGAATCAATGATGTTATTCGTGATATCCTAGAAATTCAGAAGAAATATGAGAACATAAAGGATATCCTCTTCATCTCGGAATCAAAAATGAATACACAGATGATAGATGACCTCAAAAGATATACAGAAAAAATGAAAATACATATCTTCCTTGGAGACCATTTATTATTCAATATCACCAAGCACTTTCTTGTTCCAAAACATCATCTCATGACTTCCGATGAAACAAAAATGTTTCTCAAAGATAAGGAGAAAGGGTTCATACAGAAACTACCCAAAATTTATGAAACAGACCCCATCTCAAGATTTTATGGGGCAAAAGCGGGACAAATATTCAAAATAACAAGAGAGAATCTTTCCGATGACAGCATGATTCAATATTCCGAGTTTTATAGATATGTTACTCCAGAAATTAAGAAATAAAATTATTACATAAAATTTTGAATTGCATAATTAGATTTATTGTATCGGAAGTGAAGAAATTAATCAAATTATTTTATATTCCTAAAATGGAACAATATAGTAAATCTAAGAGAAGTTGTATAGAAATCAATTGTAATTTAAGAGCAAGTTATGGTTATTCTGGTGGAAACCCATTATATTGTTCAAAAAATAAACATATGAAACCTGGAATGATTAATTTAACTTGTAAAAAATGCGAAAAATGTGATTTACAACCTTCTTATAATTTTGATGGCGAAAAATCAGGAAGATTTTGTAAACAACACAAAGATGATGGGATGATTTTGGTAAAAGGTAAAAAATGCGAAAATGAAAAATGTGTCAAAAAAGCAGTATTTAATTTTGAATCTGAGCCTAAAGCAAAATTTTGTAAAGAACATATGGAAAAGGATATGGTAAATATTAAATCGAGAAAATGTGAAAAATGTAGAAAAAAACCATCCTTTAATTTTAGAGGAGAAAAATTGAGTAGATTTTGTAATGATCACAAAAAAGAAAATATGGTTAATGTTTTAATTAAAACATGTCAGAAATGTGATAAAATTCCGTGTTTTAATTTTGAAGGAGAAAAAAGAGGCATAAATTGTTTTATTCACAAAGAAGCAAATATGATTGATGTTGTAAACCATAGATGCAAAACAATTAGATGTGAAATTCGCGGTTCAAAAAATAAATACAAAGGATATTGTTTACGATGTTTTATCCATTTATTTCCAGATGAAAAAGTCTGTAGAAACTATAAAACAAAAGAAAAACACGTTTCTGATTTTATTAAAAAGAATAATCCTGACACAAAGATAATAGTTGATAAGATGATAGAAAATGGATGTTCTCGTAGAAGACCTGATATTATGATTGATTTACAAACTCATGTTATAATAGTTGAAATTGATGAAAATCAACATGAAAGTTATGACTCTTCTTGTGAAAACAAAAGAATTATGGAAATTTCACAAGATCTAGGACATCCTCATATTGTTTTTATTAGATTTAATCCAGATTCATATTTTATTAATGAAGAAAAGATTAAATCTTGTTGGAAAAACAATAGATTTGGAATATACGTTGTTTATGAACACAAGGAATGGGATAAAAGATTGAATTTTTTACAAGACAAAATTAAATTTTGGAAAAAGAACATTCCTGATAAACATATTACAATTGAAAAGTTATATTATGATCAATAATTTTGATTTTCTATTTACAAAAATAGAAAATATACAATTCTTTATTTAATCATCAGATCAAGTCGATGTCGATGGTCCTACGACGAGCCACCTACGATGGCGATTCTTAGAAGATTTCGACTTTGGTCAAACCGTCTAATGTTGAATGAGATTTGGCAACTTCCAGTCGTCAGTTGATGAGACAAAGACGTCGCTTCCAGCATCGGTGGTTTGAGCTTGGTCAATTCCCAAAAGAGTGATGGGTTTGAACAAGGCTTGGTCGTTCTTACAGGTGTCTTGGCAGATGATGAGGTTTCTGACAACCAAGACGGAACCTTGACCGAAGATGTGGTCTTCAGCTTTGTCGGAGGTGATGCCAAATCCTTCAGAGGGAACAACAGCTTCGAGTTCTCCGTGTTTGTTGAAGGCGATTTGGTAGTAGCATCCGTCGGGCAAGAGTTGAGCGAGGGCGGTCTTTTCTCTGTAGTCGCATTCCATCTTTTGTCGGGCATAGTTGTTGGGGAGAGCGGCATCAAGGAAAGTGAAGTTTCCGAGACCGACTAAGAATCGAGAGGAGACGATGTTTTCAGCATATCCTCCATAATCAACCAATCGGTATTGTTCTTCCAATCGGTGTCCAGGTTTCACAACAGTGTAGAGACATTTGTTGTTGACGTGGAAGTGGACCAAGTTGTTTTGGGCATCGAAGGTGATGGCGACTCGGTCAAAATCGAGTTGGGGGTTGGCAGATTCTCGTCGAATCAAAGGAACAGCGTTCAAGAAGGCAGCATAGTCGGGGATAATTTCTCCATATCCTCCATATTCGTAATAAATCTTAGGAACACATGGTGCGTCAGAGAGAGTCATATCGGCTGCTTCAGTGGCACAAGAGGGTAAGTCTTTTTGACATGGGTCTCGTTCTTTGAACAAGTATTGTTTCTTTAAGCTCTTCCAGCAGTTATACAACAACCACAAGCAATATTCGTCATAATCTTTGGTTCCCTTGACGGCTTCGATTTGAGATTCTTCAATCTTGGGAGCTTTGTAGTTCTTTTCAAAGTCAACATAGGACATCCAGTCGTAGACTTGTGTCTTTTCTTTCTTGGCAGTTTCTTTCCAGTCCAAAAATTTCTTCCAGTTTGCCAATCGTCGAACGGTCATACATTTCTTCCACATGGCAAAGTTGGTATCTTCGACAAAGTTGGTCTTGTCGTATCGGTTTCGTTTCAAGCAGTGGGTCAAGGCTCGTTCGCATTCGGAATCAGATTTCTTGCAGTCATACCATGGAACACATCGTGGGATGACGGGGACGGCCAAAGCGGGTCCAGCTCCAATGGCTTGGAAGATGCTTCGGATACATCCTGGCCAGCAAGGTCGATAGATGGGAAGTCGTCCATAGACAGCCCACAATTGGTGGTCAGTTCCGAGGACACCATACCACACTCCGGTATCGGGGTCAATGATAACCAATCCAGACGATGACAATCTCAAGTCTTCATAGATGTTTCGGACTCGTTTGTAGAGGCATTCAGGGATGGGTTTTTCTTCAGAGAAGATTTGTCGGGTGGCAATATCGGCTTCAAATTTGGTTTCTCGGTTGTTGGAGACAACAACGGGAGTGCTCAAGAAGGTCAAGAATTTGAAACTGTCAATCCAGGAATCGTAAGTTTTGGAGATGGCAGTGGCGGTAAATCTCAGTGATGAAATCACTGCTCCGTCAGGGCTTCCAAAAATAGTACCGTCCATCAGACCCAATCCATTGTTGAAGAGGAAGGGGTTGATGGGGTCAACTCGAAAGTCAATAGAAACTAAAGGAACGGACATTATTTTATTTGTAAATAATTTTTATGCGAAGAAAAAATTATTTTTAAAACTTTTTGGAAATTCATTTCATCCTATTCCATCAAATATAAATCATCTACAAATACTATGAAAATGTCTTATAAAAATGTCAATAAATAGAAAATAATCAAATATATTAAAACAATGATTCAAAATTATGATGTATTAATCGTTCCCGGACTATGTGTTATATCTTTTTGCGTTGGTGTATTAGCTTCCGTTCCACTTTATCATGTTCTCAGTTTATCAAAAGATGAAAAAATAAAATGTATCATTCCAAAAACATCTAGCTCATCTGGCGAAGAATATCATTCTCAGGAACAAGAAGAAGAGGATCTTGAACAAGAAGAAGAAACCGAAGAACAAGAAGAAGAAACCGAAGAACAAGAAGAAGAAACCGAAGAACAAGAGGAAGGCGAAGAAGAACAAGAACAAGAAGAAGAACAAGAAGAAGGCGAAGAAGAGGAATCTGGAAGTGAAGATATTTCCGAATAAGATATTAAATTATTTATATTTATCAAATATAAATATTATTCTCTGTATACGGGTCTTCTTGATGCTCTTGGTAATCTTGTGGTTGGTGTTGTATTATTAACAGCAGGCGTAGATGCTCCTCCAGAGAAAGCTTTAGCAGCCATAGATGCGACGCCGCCCAACATTCCAGAGATGTCCTGTTGCCTTTGGGGTAGTTCATCAGGTAAATTTGCAGTCTTAGAAGTGTCCAATGCTCCAGAGAAGAGACCGTTGACAATTGGAGAGACATATCCTACCAGTTCTGGACCGAGAACAGAAGATAAATATTTCATGAGGATAAAGAGACCGCAATTTAAGAGCCCAATGAATAAAATTCTTACTTCAGGAGTCCATCCTGAACCACCAATCATCATCTTCTTCTCTCCTATTTCTATCAATAATTTCTCATATCGATTCATGGCTTTGATTTGACTCAATGTATATCCACCGGCATCAAATCCCAGGAACTTAACACATACAACTTCTATTACAAGAAACATAATGATAAGAGCAATTTTATATTGATTTACATCCATATCTATTTGAATTCTTTCTACGGATGTATTATAAGTATCTATAACCAATTGTGGTTTAGTTTGGACTAATTTCTCATCCATGTTTGGAAACTTATATTCTTGCCATGACTTCTGAAGAATCTGATATTTCAAATAACAATCATGAGCCCTAGAAATCAATTCCTCCTCAGACAATGGCTTATCTTCCTCTTGTCTCTTTTGTTCTTCTCGCTCCCTATCTCTCTGCTCCCTATCTCTCTGCTCCCTATCTCTTTGCTCCCTATCTCTCTGCTCCCTATCTCTCTGCTCCCTATCTCTTTGCTCCCTATCTCTCTGCTCCCTATCTCTTTGCTCCCTATCTCTTTGCTCCCTATCTCTCTGCTCCCTATCTCTTTGCTCCTTATCTCTTTGCTCCTTATCTCTCTGCTCCCTATCTCTTTGCTCCTTATCTCTCTGTAGTTTATCTCTTTGTTCCTTTTCCTTAGATTGTCTTTGTGATTTTGTGTCTATGGATAACACATCTGTTGGAGAAGTTATTCTTGGTTGGAGAGATATTCCGGATGTGCTTGTATCTGTTGATTCTACAGATTCTATATAAGCTGCTATATGTCTGGATTGTTTTGGAGTCTCGGATTGAGTGGTTAGTTTTGGTGTATCGGATGGAAAGGGTGGATTGAATCTCCTGTAACTTTTAACCTCTACATCTGGTATGTTTATGGGGTTACTCAATTCTATTTCTAAATCATTCTTTTGAGAGATTTGTTCTTCTATGATTTGAGATGTTGTTTTTGGAAAATCACTCCCCATTTTATTGGATTCAGCAACTGCGGGCCTGTGTTGGACTGGTTCCCATGCGTCTATGATGGGTCCTGTTGTTCGGATTCTGTCGCTTTCTATTGGCACATCATTGAGGATTTGGGGTTCGTTATAAGTTGTATCCTCTAGAATGTCTTTGATTGCGTTGGGTGTTTCCAATAAATCGATTTTATTTATAGAATTTTGTGACAACAAAATATGTTTTTCCTCAACGGAGGCGACTGTCGTTGGTGGGTGTGTCCAACTGAATGAATCTTGGATGATAATTGGTTGTTCTATAATTGGAGTAATGTCCTCTCTTGATACAGGATTCCCGTTTACGATGATTGGTGTTACATCTTTTGGAGATGCTGGCTTTTGTATTTTCTTCTTCCGTAGCGATTCTGGAGCCTTTGGTGGTCTTGGAAGTCTAAGTCCTGGATTATAATTTTTTTCTTGACCATTTGGTTCATCCATTATTTTATTACATCAAGACTGTTTTAAGAAATGTATCATAATAATCTCTTGAATTGGAAATGATGAATGATTCAAAATTATTTTTTGATTTTTTTTTTCTTACTAAAATAAAAATGCCCGAAAAAATTGAATCTTTATCCAAGAGTCCAAAGAAGGCCGTTGCTGAAAAGAAAGGAAAGAGCTGGATTAACCTTTTGGTGTGGTTCTTGGTTGCTTCTATCTTAGCCTACGTCATTTTATACAGTTGGAACCCATCTCAACTCCAAAAGAATGATTTACTCGGAAAACCTACCGGTGTCTCTGACCCCACTAAGACCATCCTCGCCTCTGTTGGTGCTGGTTTGATTGTCCTCTTGATTGTCTGGTTCTTCCAAAGAAAATAAATAACATCTAGAAATAAATAAATCAAATAAACTATTTATTTGATTTAAATTAATTATCTTATCCTATTCATATATCTCTGATAATCTTCATTCGCTTCAAAATATAAAAGTCCATTAGACATAGATTCCATATACTCCCTCACAGATTCATAATTATTCTTATATTTACATAATTCTTCCTTCAGTTCATGTAGCTCTAACATCTTATCATATATAAATATATCATTTTGTTCTCGTTCCATCTGTTCTCGTTCCATCTGTTCTCGTTTCTGTGATAAATACATATCTCCGGTCTTCTGTAAATTTAGTACACAACAGATATCAAATATCTCAAATCTTAAGCTCTCCCTTGACTTTAATATATATTTCATTAATTCTTCTATAATTAAATCAATATTATCAGATAAGTTATTTCTTATCCATTCTATAATTATATTTTGTTTACAACATTTAGAATATAAGATACAATAAATATAATCTCCTATCACACAATCATCATATTGCTCTCTATTTCGTATGATTTTATGAAAATGTTTGAATGGATCATCAATAGATATACATGGTAAAGTCTTTTTATTATTTGATAATAGATATTCAGCAGTTCCTGACCGGTTCCCGGTCATGAGATACTCACTCCTGTATCGAAACGATTCCTTACTATCCATTTCATTTTAAATATTTCTATTTAAATTGATATTCAGAAAACTATCTCAAGGTTATATTATTGTAAATGTTCAAAGTCTTCCTTCGCTTCCAAGTATCCCTCTCCACCGGGCATATATTTCAAATGTAGTTCCATTTCTTCTATCTTCTTCTTCAGTTGACAATTCTCTTCTTCCAACTGATTTATTTTTCCACATTGACTCATATAATTTTGTAAAAGTATTTTTGTTCTTCTAGTGTTTTTATCATAAGAGTCTTGAAAAATTTTATCCAATTTGATAAAATCATATTTGTATAGAAATTTGATATAATCAAACCAAGTTTTTTCAGAAGATGGCAACTTTTCATTATCATACAAATAATAGGAATATTTTTCTATTTCTTTTGGATTAAATTTTTCAAAAATGTAGCGAACGATACAAAAAATATTCTCTTCGTCGTAAATTTGCTTTCTGATACTAAAAAGAAAATCGATAGGTTCAATTTCATCATCATTCGATACATATTTCACTATGAAATCCAAAATTTCATAAGTTATGATTGGATACTTTGCTACAAGTAGTTTCATATTCTCTTCATAAAGTTCCTTGCAATTAGAAGGAAAGAACATGTGTGAAATCTGTTTCTTTTTCCAATATTCAATTATTTTACTTACAATATCACTTAATTCTTTATTCGTATTCTCTTCCATTTATTTTTTAAATTATAATCTATATTTATTGTCTTTTCTAGATGATTCTACGATTCTTTCTTAGAACAATTCTCGAAGTGTTCCATCGTCTCCAAGTATCCCTCTCCTCCGGGCATATATTTCAAATGAGTTTCAAGTAACTTATATTTTGATTTGAGATCCTCTATCTCTCTTTCCAAACGTTCTTTGATAATATAACTCTCAAGAATATTTTGGTAGATTCGATTGATTTTATAATTCTTATTTGCTAAAGCAACAATAATTTTATTGTCTGGATCTAAAATCATGTCATAGTATTTCTTTGTTTGTTGTAAATCCAAGAGACAAACAATGTAAAATATTTCTATCGCTTCCACACAAAATTCATTCTGATACCACCAGTCACGTTCTACTTGATAATCAATATAATCCAAAGTCTTCTGAGCAATCAATGATAATTGTTTGGGTATATCTTTTATTTGTTTTACAATCTCTTCTTTAGAATAACCATCATATAAGAGTCCATAGATGAAATATCCGATTTGATGTTCGTGGTCTACATGTTTATCTATTGAATTTAAAATTAGATTTAATTGTTTCGTAATATAAGAGTGAGATTGTTGATGCGGTCTTAGATAATCTGTCATTTTCTATTAACTTAATACAAAATAATTTTATTAAAGATTTTATTGATGATTTAGTCGCGAAAGATTCGCTCCGGAACTTTTAGATTTACAAACTCGTAAGGATATCTTCATATATATTTCTTTTGGTATCGTAATCCACATCGATAATGGTAACATAAATCATTTCTTCCTTGAACTTTTGAAATAATGGTTGATTGATGAAATTTTCCAGAAATGATACTTCACTTTGTGCATTGTCCACAATTTCAAAAAAATTAGTCGGACGATAGATACGATCGTGAAATTCATAATAAGTTAAATTCTCATCTCCATCTTGTGTTTCTTGTGTATAAGGATTAAAATAAAAGAATTTATAATTCCTATTGTTTATATTCTTTTGATTATATCTGCTAAAGCAGATATAACCAGCCGTTATACTAGGCTACGCCGTCGTATAACGATGAAATAGTTCAAATTGATATTTATGTATCCATCCGTCACAATATGCCTTTTGATATTGATGACATTTATAAAATTTCAGATTATCATCATCGTCAGATAATCCATACTCCTCTCGGTCACCGTCATCTATTGTTTCGTTCGAATGTTGTTCATATTCCCCTTCTAAATATTTAGCATATAATACTTCAAAAGATGAAGGTTGAGAACTTGTAGTTAGAAATCCTTTTCGATTGATATCTACAAGTGTTTCCAAATATGGCTTTGTATCTTCATCTAACGGTGATACATTAGGAGTGACAAATATAAATGGAGATTTATACTTTCCATACAAACTTTGGATATTATTTTCTAAAAGTTCTTGTAAAGTTTCTGAATCCATCCAATCGTCTTTCATTATGTTTTGTTCTTGACTCATATTTTGTATTTTGATTTGATTCTATTTTGTATCGATACTATTCCAGAACAGTGATGTCATTTTGTATCGATACAATTCTAGAACAAAGATTATTTATCTGAATTACATATTTATAATTCACTGAATGGTATATTTCCTCTATATCCATATTGTTTAAATAGTTCTGGAATTAACCAACAAGATTTTACTTTTGTTTCATAAAAGAAACAATTAAAATCCAAATCTATAGTAATATGGTCATTTCTAGAATAAAAATATTCTAGGTATGACTTTATTCCTTTAGGTGAAACTAAAAATGCTTCAGTACATCTTGAGGCATTAGTAAGATATAAAATATTATCAAAACATTGAATATTTTTAAAATCTATATTATTAATACATCTTTGATGATTAACATTTATTCTCGTATCATTTATATTTATATTTTGGAAACATCCCTTACATATAAATACAAAATCTATATCATTTTTTTCCATAATTTGTATAGTATCTTGAATCTTTTTTTCTATTTTATCAAGATTATCAAGTGGTATACAATCGCTTTCAAACATTAATAGATATTTATTTGAATTTGAATATTGTTCGAAACAATTTATATAATTTATACATAAGCTTCTCGCTGGTGTATTTATACCTGATGTAAACTTATTATAATATTTGTGGATTTTTGTATTTTCACCCCATACAGAATAATTTGGTAATATATCAAAATGTGTTAATAATGTTTTCAATGTTTTGAGTCTTTCACTTTCAAATTCAGAGTTACAAATTACATTAACAGCAATCTTTTTGTTTGAAATTAATTGTTTTATTTTATTTATAATATCAATAATTAAATTATTGATAGGTGTTATAAATATATTTGAATTAACTTTTCTCAGCCAATATTCAGGGTCACTTAATAATCTATCAATTTCTTTTTTTACTTCCTCTAAATTATTTTCGTTCACAATAATTATTCTCTCTTTATTGAAATATTTATCGATTTCATCTGACCCATAATATATAGGAATACTTCCTGCACGTAAAGCATTAATTATTTTTTCAGTGATATAAGTTTGGATTTTAATATTTTCTAAGGATAAAACAAATTTATAATTTTTCATGAATTGTATAATTTGTGGTTCATACCAGCTTCCAGGAATGTGTGCTCCAGTATTATTTTTATGGCGTCCGGCAAAATCAATTTTGTATCCCAAATCAATTAATTTATCAATTAATATTGCTCTATATGAATTATTATGATGAGTAGTTTGAACAACAACTATATCATTTTGTGGTAATTCTGATATATTCTTAGGATAATTAAATGGTTTACAAAATTCATAAACTATAAATAATGGACAATTTACAAAATTTTCACCAGAATCTATAGTCCCAAGTATAATACTATATTTTTTATAATTTGGTGGTAACCCATGAAGACCTTCACCACTATAGAATAAAGAATATTTCCAAGCTTTATGATGAATCAAACTATTACAATTATGTGTTTCTAATAATATATCAGCATTTTTCCAATTATCTGTCAAAATAATATCTGTATTTAATGCTTTTTCAAGAATATATTTAAAGAAACTAAAATTTACACCATCTATATTTTCTTTAAATCCTCTCCAAAACCCATTACAATAGATGAACATTTATATATATAAATAAACATTTATATAGTTTTGAATACAATCCATGTTATCTGAATTATAAATATAATCCAAACTATTACAATTATTTTGTTTTTAATAATAAAGTTTATCATAGTATTTTATTTTTTGAACCAGAAAATCTTTCATTTCTTGAATGGAATCTTTAGATATCAGTGCGATACTACCCACTGAATGTTCCTTCCATACAAACTTTGAATATTATTTTCTAAAAGTTCTTGTAAAGTTTTTGATTCCATCCAATCGTCTTTCATTATGTTTTGTTCTTGACTCATATTTTGTATTTTGTTTTGATTCTATTCTATTCACGAAATTCTAGAATAAATATGTCATATATTATCACTGATGTCATTTTGTATTAAGTTAATACAAAATTATTTATGCAGTAGTCGTTATAATATATTACTTTGATAGATTGTCTTATTATAAATTTATCGTGAGATGTTTGTAATTTCTTTTCATATATTAGATAACTCATGAAAATGTTTCTTGCTATCTTCATATCCATCCCCTCCAGGCATATATCTATAATGTTCGATTTTTAGATTCAATCTTTCTATTTCTTTATTCTTTTCTTCTAATTCATTCTTTAGTTGTTCCATTTGTTCATTCACAACAATATAATTTTTCAATGCCCTAATACATCCTTGACGTTTCGAAATAGTATAACCTATAAATGATACATTTAATTCATCATCTGAATATTTGTAGATATTATCCCAAAGAATAGGATGATCTCTATATTTTTCGATTGACATTATTCCTTCTAATACATATCGAAGAGTGATATTTGAACTTATATCTTTTATTGTCTTTATTTTATTGATTACTTCTTTACAGAAATCAGAGGTTAATACTCTATCACCATACTTCTCTAATAAATTAATTGTAAAATCTTCTACAAAATCGTCCAATTTATTATAATCAATCGTAGCATCATAAACGTCTCTATATATCTGTGCTTTACTTATCCCTTCAAGATAAATTGATAATGGGTCTTCTGACTTTTTCATCTCTTCAATCATAATTTCGATTTCTTTTATTGACATTTTGTATTAACTTAATACAAAATTATTTATTGAGATTTTTACATTTATGCGGTGGTAGTAGCGGAACCAGTAGTAGGAGCAGTTCCTTCAGTGGTGGCAACGGCTTTTCTTCGGTTAGCCTTGGGTTTGGGGGGTTGAGAGGCTCGTTTGGCATCTAATTCAGCCTTTCGTCTGGCTTTTTCTTTGGCTTTCAAGTGGGCAACAGTGGTATGGATGCTTCGAGTGGCCTTTTCGAGCAAGGTTTGAGTTTCAGGATTAGCCAAGTATTTGTTCAAGTCTTCAGTGTATTCTTCTCGGTCGACTTTGAAGTGTTTTCGGATTCGAGAGAAGTCAAAGTATTTGAATCGAGAGGGGTCAAGATTCAATTGTTTCATAGAAGCCCCGAGGTGTTTGGTCAAATCGGCATCTCCTTTGATCCATCCTCCAGTAGAGGGAAGTTGATGGGTTCGGTAGTAGATGGAGAAGAGACCGTTCAAAATCATTTGATTAACAATACAGATTCCATCTCCTTTGGGAGGAAGAACAGTTTGAAGTCGTTTTTGTTCAACTTCATATTCTCCATTAGCACCCAATCGATAAGAGGGTCCCAATTCAACATTGTAGAAGAATTCAACCAATTCACTAGAGATAAAGAAAGGAGCCAAAAGAGCTTTGTTGGAACCAGCTCGTTTCTTCTTGGCATTCTTGAAGTCAACATTCAAGTCGTCCAAGAGTTTGTAGACTCCTTTTCTCAAACCTTTGATGTCTCGTTTGGTCAAAGTGCTTCCATCGTCCATGGTAATCTTTCCTTCTCGTCCAATTTCATAAATCAACAATGCCATATCATCAATAGCAGATTTGATTTTCTTGGAATAGCTCTTCAGAACCATCTTTTGGGAAGTTTGTTCAGGAGCAGCTCCAGGAGCGACAACTTCAACAACTTGAGTAGCAGGAACAGTTGGTTTCACTGGGGCAGCTACAGTAGCTGGAGCAGTTGCGAGAGGAGGAGAAGTTTTGACGGGAGCAGTCTTGGTGGGTTCCACTTTGGAGGCAGCAGTTGCTTTGGATTTGGCTTGAGTTTTAGTGCTCATGTTTGTTGTTTTTAACCATAAGGCTTGTCTTTAAGTAAAAAATGACAATTTTGTGAATTAGTATCAAATAAAGTAGAAATAAATTGATTTTTGAAAAATACTTAAATGATACAGAATTGGCGACTTTATTTATTAGAATATTCTAATAGTAAATTCTTTGCTATCAAGTTCTCACATCTTACTTCTTCTCTATGTTTCATAAGCAATTCTCTTTCAGAATGTGTGAGTTCCGAATCTTTTGATACCAGCGCATTCAGAATCTTGAGTATATCTGAAGACCCAATGTATATATTATCATGTATAGGATTTTTATTGGTTTCCAAAAGAATCTCATTTGTTCTGTCTATCAACTTATCCATATCTTTCATCTGTGATACAGAAATCTGCTCCTTCCTCTTTTTCCCTTTGATTCTCGCATGAGTATTCCTTATCAAAAGATTGAAAAGACTCTGGAGTTGGATTCTACTTCCTACTCTTGTCTGATAAAGCGTAGGGAAAAAATCGGAGAATGTCTTTCCATCTATTTTATCAAAATTCTTTTCAAAAAAATCAATAAGATATTTATCAACTAAAGTAGGCTTTCCAAATCCAATAAGATTCTTTCCAGGATTATTGGCACCGGAAACTTTCTTTCTTCTATTCATAAATAGAATAGGAAGATTATCTATAGAGGAAAATATATTTGTTTTTATTTCTTCTAATCTTTCGGAATAATTACTTATGTCTTTTGATTCAGAATTTGATAAAGACATAAATAATCTTAATTCTTTCTTGAGCTTTGTGATTTCTCGTCGGAAGTCTTTCTTCCCACATCGTTCGAAGCACCGACTACCAGCGTCAGTCATAACCCTTTGGGTCCCAACTACTTGATGCGATTCATTCTCAGACATTGATTGTATATAATTTTCTAGTAACTCGGACACACAACCAGATTCCATTTTGCCATAGAAGGATAATTTTAAAGTTATATAAGTATACCAAATGGCATTGGATTCAAGATATAATGGAGCTTGGTTGTAGCTAGATTATCTGTCGACAATCAAACCATCTTAAACGGGAAAATATTATGAAAAAAGTATGGACATCGCAAGAATAGAACTTCAAAACCAAACAAATTTTGTAAAAGAACTTTACTATTCGGATGCCAATAATAAAGAGGATGAAATTACTTCCAATTCTTATAGAGAGTTTAATAAATCTACATTTTATATTCCTATTGATGACAAATTAGACGCGACACATACCGATAAGTCCTCTACATTCAAAATTAAAATTTCATATGATGAATTGTTGTACCAAAATTGTCGTCTGGAACTCCCTACTCTCAAGGTCAAAGAGGAATATAAAGATACTGTAAAGATTGCCTGGACACATAATCTTGGTCATAACATTATTCGATCCGCGAGATTGATACTTGATGGAAAAGAATATCAACGATTTGACAAAGTAGATTTAGATATCTTTTTTCAATATGAAGTTCAAAATGATAGAAAGCAACATTATAGAGAAAGAATCGGAAGTGTTCCCATGCTTGAGGACTGGACCAATCATCTTCCTCGATATAGATTGAATGTTCCACAACCTTTCTACTTTTGTAAAGATATCTCTCAAAATATTCCATTAAAAATCTTCGGTGTAAAGGAAGCCTATTTTGTTTATGAATTTGTTCTTGATATTTGGAAACTCTTGAGAATTTCTATCTTTTCCAATAAAGCAAATACCTGGCAGGAACTCCGAAATCCAACCAAAACAAGAATCGAACAACTCATCAATGGATTAAATACCTCCGCAACTCTTCCCTATCCAGAATTGTATGCGAGATACATTATTTTAACAGATGAAGAAAGAAATTGGAGAAGTTCTTGTCTCTCCAAACAAATCTATTACATCGACCAAATGATTGATTCCAGTCCAGCAAATCTCGTCCCAATCAATCAAACCGCAGAGGCTAAATTGGTTTGTAACTCTCCATGTAGAAAAATTTATTGGCTCGCAGAGAACATAACAGGTAAAGATTATAACATTTATTCAAATTATACTACAAACGCCAGAGAACAACAACAAGGATGGAATCCTTGTGCCTCAGCCTCAATGAAATATGGTCAAATTACTCGATTCCATTTCCAACAAGACTTCTTCACACTTCATACTCCAGATAAACATTCAGTAGGAACTCCTATTGAGACTGGATACAACTGCTACAGCTTCAGTTATGATAATTCTACATTTGACGCCGACATTGGAATGACATTTAATCCTCCAAATAATATTCCAACTTTATCTATTCTGATTGAAGACACTGACCCATACAGGGAAGAAATTAAGAAATATGACAAGAAATTGAACAAAGATGATTTGGAAGAAATGTTAGAACAACAAGAGACACAAGAAAAGGACAATTCCAAAGAATCGTATCAAGTCCATGTAAGACTCCTCACATACAGAAGAGTCAAGTTTGAGAAATCAGACAAAGGAGACATTATCCTTTCCATTGAAGATAATTAATACAAATATATATTCATAAATTCTATAGGAAATATATATTTAGAAATTCATGAGAAATATATATTTAGAGATTCATATGAAATATATTTTATAAATTCTATAGGAAATATAATTTTATAAATTCATATGAAATATAATTTTAGAGATTCATGAGAAATATATATTTAGAGATTCATATGAAATATATTTTATAAATTCTATAGGAAATATAATTTTAGAAATTCTATAAGAAATATATATTTAGAGATTCATATGAAATATAATTTTAGAGATTCATAAGAAATATATATTTATAAATTCTATAGGAAATATAATTTTATAAATTCTATAAGAAATATATATTTAGAGATTCATAAGAAATATATATTTATAAATTCTATAGGAGATATAATTTTAGAGATTCTATAGGAAATATATTTTAGAGATTCATAAGAAATATATATTTAGAGATTCGTA